TGATGGCATGGATGACTTATGATGATGGAAGATAGATACAAAGAATTTGAAGAGGCTTGTAAGATAGAACCGATAAGGTCTAACAAGTTACAATATATATTAATAAGTTTTATACTACTATGCATTCTGTTTTTGTCAAGTTGTACGACATTAGAAGTTGGAGTACATTACGGAAAGATGGCATATAATAAATGCCACGCTCTTGACAACTGGCAATGTTTATGGTATGATGAATAAAATCGAAATAGGCGATAATCTTGTTTGAGAGAGATTACAAGTATCGTAAATATATGATGAGTCCACTAACACCTTTGAGTGCAGGGGCAATAGACTTGAAGTTACTATAGTCGATTTTAGATTTAGCCCGCGTTTCGCGACCGAAGGCATTTGGAGATAACATGAAAACAAACTACTATGATTTTTTGATGAGGCTTCCAGTTTATGAAACCTCTTTGGATATTGGTAGCACTCTGAAAAATAATCTAGAGAATTATCTACTTTCGCAGCGAGACGAAATGAAACACACTACAAATGTCAAAGCAACCATGACGAACTGGACTACACATAAAACTAATTCAGAGTTTAAGGCGTTGTCTGATACTGTTCTTATGGTCGCCAAAGATATTGTAAAAACAAAAGTACCTCTTTACACTTCCGAGTGTTGGGGTGCTGTCTATACTAAAGGTCAAGAAACTAAAGTACATAATCACTGGCCATATCTATGGTCGTGGTGTTACTATGTCAAAACGCCAGAGGGCTCTAGTCCTTTAGTCTTTCCAGAATCAAATATCATATTTGAACCTAAAGAGGGTGAGTTGGTTATCTTCTCATCACTTGCCAAACATTTAGTACCGCCATGTTCGTGTGAAGACAAACGAATTATGATAGCAGGGAATATAGGATTACAAGAAATATAACTCTCCATAGCTCAGTTGGATTAGAGCAACTGCCTTCTAAGCAGTAGGTCGCAAGTTCGAGTCTTGCTGGAGAGGCCAATTTGTATAAATAAAATTTCCAAACTTATAAAGGAGATTTAAACTGGTCAAATATAGAGTTTGCTCTAAGCAAGTTCTTCACAAAGATTTGAAATTAGTTGAAGCCCGAAAAGTACTTTCCGATTTAAATGACAATAATAATGATGAAGAACTCGTGTACGAGCTAGAAAAATATAACGTAAAAGAGCCTAAAAGAAAAATAAGACGATTGGTGAAAGATAAGAAACTTCCAAATCTTACTTACATGAAACTTAAATAATTCTTTATAAATAACTCTGTAAGGAGTTATGCATGTCTCAAAATTATTTTATGGGCCTTGATGGTTTTGTTTGGTTTACTGGTGTCGTTGAAGATAGAAATGACCCAGACGCTTTAGGTCGTGTTCGTGTTCGTTGTCTTGGATTTCATACAGAGGATTTAAATGATATTCCCACAGTGGATTTGCCGTGGGCTACTGTTATGGCTCCAACAACAAGTCCATCTATGCAAGGTTTAGGTCAGACACCATCTTTTCTTGTTGAGGGAACTTGGGTCGTGGGTTTCTTCGCTGATGCAAAAGAAAAACAATCACCGATAATTATTGGTAGTCTGCCTGGCATTCCAGAATCGCCACCAGACCCAACAAAAGGATTTAATGACCCTCGTAGTTCTAATCCAAATGCTCAGGATGATTATGCCGGCACTCCAGTATATGGGCCATATCCAGTAGATGGATTTTTAAACACAGTGCCATCAGGACATGATATAGGAGAGTCGGATACAAGTAGACTTGCACAAGGTGAAACTTCAGAGGAACATTTTAAATTAATTGAAAGACGAGACAATCGTCAAATTGATATTCCAATTGCAACACAGCCTTTTTTGGAAACTGTGTCTGACAGTGCAGTAGAGGAAGAGCGTGGAACTTTCAATGAACCTCACCCAAAAGATATCGATTATAATTTAGAAGATTCAGAAAGTTATGGAGATTACGTTTCTGGTGAGTATCCTTACAATCATGTATTTGAATCAGAGTCTGGTCATGTCACAGAAATAGATGACACACCAAATGCAGAGAGAACTTTACGACAACATACCTCTGGAACATATGAAGAAATCATAGCAGATGGAACAAAGACCACAAAAGTAATCGGAGATAACTTTGAGATTATTATGGGTCAATCAAATGTTTATGTTTCTGGTGCAGTCAATCTTACAATAGGCGGAACTGTTCGTCATCTTGTAAAGGGTGACTATCATTTAGAAGTAGAGGGAAACTACACACAAAAGATACACAAGAACTTTAGACGAAAGGTTGGTGCTGGTGAAAGTGGTGGTAATATTGAAGAAGAAATAAAAGGTAATGTTGCCACTAACATTTCTGAAAATATTAAAGGTCGTATTGGTGGTGATGTAGATGTAACTACAGAGGGAAATGAAACTAGAATTAATAACGGAACTTTTGACTTGATGGCAAAGAGTGATATCATGCTCGCAACAACTGGTGGTAAACTTACACTCAATGCATTTAGTGATGTTGCAATTGATACTGTATCTGGTATCATGGGATTGAAATCTGGAACAACATTAAATTTAAAATCTGCTACTGCAATGACCATAGCATCTGAAACTACGTTAACCCAAACATCAAGTGGAATAGGAACAATTACATTTAGTGGAACTGGTAGTGAAGTAACAGCCAAGAATGGTGGTGGAACTAATATTACATTAACTGGTCATACTCATACTGACCCATCTCATGTATTACATGGAACTGAAACAAGTACACCAAATAACTAGGAGAGAGAATGGCAATACCAAAATTTAATGTTCCAAATCTTTGTGGTGCTAGTCCAGAGTTAAATGCTGCACTTTCCAAGATTGATGATTTAAAAAAAGAGATAACTGCTAATATTGACATAGACCCATCTGCCATGGCGTCTGCACTGACATCAAAACTAAATGATGTAAAGAGTAGTTTAGATGGTCTTGCTCCAGATTTACCAGAGATACCTGCTATAAATTTTCAATCAGAACTTACAAGTTTAATTAGTGATATTGATAAAACTACTGTTGAGGGTCTTGCTGCCTTTAATAATAAATTAGCTGATATTGAAAAGAATTTTGGAGATGCACTTACAAAGGCAGGAAAAAGTTTAGATAGTTTAGTTGCAGACGCAACTACAGCAATTGCTGGTGGTGGAGATGTTTGTAAAGTTGCACCTAATTTTGAACTTCCACAGACTGCAGGAGCTGAGGTTGTAGAAAAAGCTGCAGGAGTTAAAACAGCTCTAAAAAATGCAGCAGATGAAGCTCCATCAGTTGTTAAGAATAATGTAAATGTGGACACTGTAAAAGAAGAACTTAAAGCTAAAAAGGAATCAATTAAGAATGGAACAGCATTTAAAACCACTACTAAAAAAACAAACATAGTCACTTCAACTGGGAACACCATCAAAGCAAGCACATCAAAAGATAGAGTCACAAAAAGTGAAACAGGAGAAAAGGAAAGAGCAACTAAATCAGAAGATGGTATTGCTGGAAAATTTAAAATTATAAAAGATGCATTTTATAATGATGCAAATATAACCACTCACCCCTATGAAGAAGTTCAGAATGAAAAACAGTTTAAAGGTAAAGGTAAACAATTTTTCTTAGATAATTTTAAAAAGAATAAGTACAAAGCAGTAACAGATTTATCAGACCAGCTTTTAACACATGAACCTATAGAGATAGTATCTTTTTTTACCATGATGTGGTATATTTCTCCGCAGTCTTTAAACGTAGGTAGAAAGGTATGGTTTGTTGGTTATCTATTAGTTAAAGCAGATGGAACTGTTAAGACTAACATTGAAACTTTAAAAGTAAGAGATGGTCTTGATGTGACTAAACAATATGATGTAGACCCTAATAATCCTAAAAGAATATTAAACCCAGGCATGGCTGGGTCTGGAGACTTCATTGCATGGAACTTGAAATATAAGATTTTTAATAAGGTAGATACAGGTTATAGATAATCGTTATAAATAAAACATAATTTAGGAGTCTATAAATATGGCATTGTATGACGCTTCAACACAGAATACATCTACTAGAAATGCTAGACAGTATACAGACTTGGATTTATTTTTTGGAAAAAAATCTTCTAATTCTGATGTTCAAGAAATAACTGATATCAAGGCAGTGAAGCGTTCTATTCGTAACTTAGTTTTACTTAATCATTATGAGAAACCTTTTCACCCAGAGATTGCATCTGGTGTCAGAGATATGTTGTTTGAATTAATGACTCCTGTCACAGCACAAATTCTTGCAAGGAAGATAGAAGATGTAATTAATAATTTTGAACCGAGAGCAAAATTAGTTGGAGTTACAGCAATCCCTTTACTTGATAAAAATACTTATCAGGTGCAGATAGAATTTTATGTTGTTAACCAACCTACAGAGTTAGTTGATTTATCAATTATGTTAGAGAGAATACGATAATGGCAGTAAATGAAAAAAGATTACAAGTTACGGAACTTGACTTTGATAATATTAAAAATAATTTAAAAGTTTTTCTAAAAGGTCAAACCCAATTTAAAGACTATGACTTTGAGGGTTCTGGTATGAATATTCTTTTAGACACCTTAGCATATAATACACACTATATGGCCTTCAATGCAAACATGGTAGCCAATGAAATGTTTCTTGATAGTTCTAGTTTACGTTCTAGTGTTGTATCACATGCTAAAGCTTTAGGGTATGAAGTTACTTCAGCTAGAGCTCCTATTGCCACAGTTAATATTGTATTAACAACGACTGCAGCGACGAAGACAATGCCTGCAGGAACAGCTTTTACAACAACAGTTGATGGATTAAATTATCAATTCGTTACAATTAATGATATAACCTCTAGTAACATAGGTAATGCTGTTAACTTTGATTCTACAAAGATTTATGAGGGAACTTATGTAACTACAAAATATGTGGTTGATACTTCTGATGTTGACCAAAGATTTATTCTTACTGACCCTCGTACAGATACAACAACTCTTACTGTTAAAGTACAAACTTCTGCAACAGATACTACAACTACAACATATACAAAAGCTACAGACATATCTCAACTAACTAGTTCTAGTAAAGTTTATTATTTACAAGAAATAGAAGCTGGAAGATTTGAAGTTTATTTTGGAGATGGAGTTGTAAGTGGTGGTTTATCTGATGGAAATATAGTCGTATTACAGTATGTGGTTACAAATAAATCTGCATCAAATGGTGCAGGTTCATTTTCAGCGCCATCATCAATTGATGGTGTTACAGGTATTGTTGTTACAACTGTCTCAAGTGCAACTGGTGGAGCAGAACCAGAGAGTATAAATTCTATAAAATTAAATGCACCACTAAATTATGCAGCTCAAGGAAGAGCAGTCACTGTAAATGATTACAAAACTTTTGTAAGAAGATTATTTCCAAACACACAAGCAGTTTCAGTATTTGGTGGAGAAGATGGAAGCTTTAACAGTAGCACTGGAGTCAGTTCTATTCCAGAATATGGAAAAGTTTTTATATCAATAAAATCCACTACAGGAAATAACTTAACTCTTGTTCAAAAAAATGATTTAATAACAGCTCTAGCTCCATTTAAAGTATCCTCTATCACCCCAGTGATAGTTGATGCAGAAACTACATCTCTAATTTTAAATACGACAATACAATATGACTCTACTTCAACAACACAAAGTGCTAGTGACTTAGAGGCTCTAGTAAATACAACAATATCAAATTATAATACAGATGAATTACAAACATTTAATGCACCGTTTAGACATTCAAAACTTTTAGGATTGATTGATAATACTGATACTGCTATACTTAATAATACTACAACTGTCACATTGGCAAAATTATTTACACCAACATTATCAGTATCCACTAATTATAATTTAAATTTTAATAATAAATTTTTTAATCCACACTCTGGACATAATGCTAGTGGAGGTGGTATAATTTCTTCTACTGGATTTTTCTTAAATAATTTAACAACCACAACATATTTCTTTGATGATGATGGCGTAGGGAATCTTAGAGTATATTCCTTAGTTTCTGGTGAAAGAGTTTACTTAGACTCAACTGCAGGAACTGTAGATTATATAAATGGAACAATTGCAATAAATGCAATAATTATTACTGGAGTAGCTGATGTTGATGATACAACTTCAACACAAATTCGTGTAACTGTAATACCTAACTCATATGATGTAACCCCTGTTAGAAATCAAATACTTGAAATTGATTTAGTTAATACAACTGTAACTGCAGGAGTGGATGCAACTGCAACAACTGGTGTTGGGTTTACAACTTCTCAAACTGTTACAGCCACTGGCGCCACAGCTACGACAACCACAGTATCATCTACACCATCAACACCATCTAGTTCGGCGTACTAATAATGTCAGAAGATAAATCAAAATTTACTAAAAAGGTTTCTCCTCTTATTGAGGGACAAGTACCTGACTTTGTTCAGGCAGACCATCCAGTATTTGTTGATTTTGTAAAAGATTATTTTCAGTTTTTAGAAGCAGGTAGACTAACACTCACACAGACAATAAATTACATAGTTCAAGAAACTGCGAGTACTTCATATATTCTAGATGAAACTGATGGAGAAAGAATTGTAACAGAGATTGGTGAGGGAACTCTCGGTCAATTTATTGTTGGTGAAACTGTAACTGGAGGAACATCAAAAGCCACAGCTAAAGTTCTTGTTGAAGATTCTAGGAATACTTATCTTTATGTCACTGGTCAACAAAAGTTTGTTAATGGTGAGACAATAACTGGTGGTACTTCTAGTTCCACAGCAACAGTAAATGAGTATCGTGGAAATCCAATCCAAAATATTCAACAGATGTTAGAATATGCTAATGTTGATAATACTCTATTTGATTTCTTAAATCAAATGCGTGACCAGTTCTTAGCTTCCATACCAGAGAACTTGGCATCTGGATTAGACAAAAGAAAACTCATAAAAAATATCAAAGATTTATATTCTGCCAAAGGAACATCTGAAGGGCATAAACTTTTTATGCGTATGTTGTTAGATGAGAACTCTGAAATATTTTATCCAAATCAATATATGATGAGAATATCAAATGCAGAGTGGACAAAAGAAACTCTTTTAAGAGTTATTCCTATCGGTGGTTCTAACGGAGATGAAATAGTCAATCAGTTAATTACTGGTGGGACTTCTGGTGCAACAGCTATCGTAGAAAGTGCTGTTACGACACAACAACAAAATGAAACTTTTAATGACTCTGTTACATCATTACAGGTTGCCAATGTAACTGGCACATTTGTTGATGATGAAACTATTACTGCAGTATCAACTCAAAGAGATGTTACTGTAAGTTTTACTATAAAAGGGATTGTAGCTGATACGAGTGTTACAAATGATGGTATTCTTCACTCTGATACTGAAGCCGTTGAAATAGAACAAATAGGAAATGCATTTGCAACACTTGTCGTTGATGGTATATCAGAGGGTTCTGTAAGTGAGATTATAGTAGATGATGTTGGAACTGGTTATGAGGTTGGTGATACTGTGGCCTTCACTGCTAACTCTGTAGATGAATCTGTATCAAATGCTAGCGGATTTGTAAGTATGGTTGGTGGTGGTATTCTTCAAGAGGGAACAACTTCTGATACCATACTCATTGAAGATGGAACTGTAACAAACTTAGAAGATTTTAAAATAGCTTTAGAGTCTACTGAAACTGATAACTTTTTAGGTGATGGTACAACTAAAGCTTTTACCTTTACTAATTTAAATGGTACTACTGATGCACCTCTTTATGTGACATTTGATGACATAGTTTTTCCACAATTTAAAAAAGATGGTTCTACTCAATGGACAGTAACTGCAACTCAAATAACTTTTACAGACGCTCCTGCAGATAGAACTAAAATTTATATTCGTGGACAAGAGGTTGACTTTCTACTTTTAAATGCAACAGATGTTGCTGGAACTGCAGATGCTGGACATAACATTCTAACAAATAATACTGTAGAGGTGTTTGATACTCATACCACAGCAACAGACCAAATTGTTTTAGAGTTCGATACCTTTGAAGATGTTGATTCAACATCCACTGAATCTGGTTCAATTCAAAAAGTTTTTATAGGGGATAACGGAGGTGGTTATACTAAACTACCAACTGTTAGCGTTTCAAAAACTACATCTGGTTCTGGTACTAAATTAATAGCAACGACAACTGATATTGGTGCTGCCAAATCTATCAAGATTAATGATAATGGTTTTAGGTATTCAGCTTCCAATCCACCAGAGGCTACATTCAGAGCTCACTTTGTTCTCAAAGATGTAACTGGAACTTTTGCAACAGCTGCTTCCCTGACAACTCATACTGGAGTTGTCAAAGGTTTTGATAGTGATACTCAAGTTCTTGACACTACTTTTGAAAACGTCATAAGACTTCAACAAGAACAAGCTGGAACATTCAATGAGGGTATACAATTAGAGCAAGGTAATTTAGAACATATGCCTAGTGGTGTTTTACTTGAAGATGAACAAGATTTTGATGATGGTGAAAATATTATTTTAGATGGAACTGGAACATCAACTCCATCTCCACAAACAATTATATTTAAAGTTAAAGTAGTTTATGATTCTGACTTAGAACGAAATGTATATTATATTCAAGATGAGAATAGACCCATATTAACTTTATTTGAGGGAAACACATATTATTTTGATTTATCTGACTCCTCACTTTATGGAACAACTTCTGTAGTAAATCATCAACTTAAATTTTCTACTACTTCTGGAGGAACTCACAATGGTGGTGTTGAATATACTGTTGGTGTTACAACATCAGCAGCCACTATCGAGAGCGGAACAACTGGTGCTTATATTCAAATAGTTGTTGCTAGTGGTGCACCTACATTGTATTATTATTGTGTTAATCATAATGGCATGGGCAATAAAATAAACACAAGTCAGTATGTGACTACAGTTGACAATGAGGGTGGTGCTGTAATATTTGATTCTACAGACCATGGCCCAAATATTGCTAAGATTAGTTTGGAAGAGGGAACTGATGGTAGAAAAGATACTGATGTAATCTTACTTGAAGATGATAGTGGTGCAATATTTTTAGAGGAAACACTCATTGGCCAACTAGCAGATGTTGGTGATAATCTTTTAATTGACAGGTATAGAGAAAATGAAAATGCTGGTTCACAGTTTATACTTCTAGAAGAAGATGGGGGTGGTAAACTATCTACTGAAGAATTTGGTGACCAATTAATTCTTAACGGAACTGATGCATCTAGTACAGATGCTATGGGTCAAATTATATTAGCTGATGAAACTGGAGCTGGTAATCTAATATTAAACGCAACTGATAGTTCTAGCACTGATGCAGATGGTGATATAATTAATGAAAGTCCTATTGACTTTTCTAATCGTGATGTTGTTATAACAGATTCAAATGGTGGTAGTGGAACTATCGTTACAGCTGACATAGCCACAGGGACAACTTCAGTTGAAACTACATCTACCTCTGATGGAGCATACAAAAAAATTACTCATAGACTTGGTGAAGATTTAATTCGTATTCAAGACTCTTATTACTACCAAGACTATTCATATGAAGTTCAAGTAGGACAATCTTTTTCAACTTATGTTAATGAAATGAAAAAAGCTGTGCACCCAGCTGGATTTCAACCATTTGGTAAAGTTACATTAGCCACACTAATATCTGCAGAAATACAAACTGCAGCTGCAGGTGTTGCAGCGTACACAGGTGATACTGAATCATTCTCACCAATACTTGCATCTACATTTGAAACAATCTTCTCTCAAGTATTACAATCTAGATTAGAAGCTCTCAACCCTATGGAACTTGGTAATCGTGATGAGAAGATAATACAAGAAGATGGAGTGCTGCCAGGAGATAATTTAGTTCTTGATGCATCTGCAACCAGTACTGATGTGGGAGATAATATATTATTTGAAGATGGACAGGGTATGGATTTGGAAGATGGTTTCCATATGATAGGTGATGCCTTCTTATACGAAACTGATACAAGAACCCATGATGATTTTACCACTGCAGGAACTGGAGATGGTGGTGGTAGAATGATGAGTGAAAAATCTCATGCACCATCTGGTAAGGGTGATAGAATTTTAGTAAAAGAATTTGTAACAAAAATTAGTGCAAGACCTACACCTAAGAGAAGAAGAAATCTTTTAATCTATTTAGCAGAAACACCTTTTGGAAATGAAAATGGTGGAGATGGAATAGCACTTGAAAGTACATCTTCAGTATTTGACACAGGTAATTTATTACTTAATGGAACTTTACCACTAGACCAAACTACTACGTTCACAGAACTTGAAAGAAATACGATAGGTGATAATATATTATTAGATGGAACATCTGCTACAGCTGCAGATTCTGGTGACTCTTTATTATTAGAAGATGGATTTGTTCTTGTATTAGAAAGACAATCATTGGGTGTAGACGGAGAAACATTTAGAATATTAAATGAAGATGATGATGGCTCCAAAACTTCTAGAATATTACAAGAGGGTGGAGAGTGGAACTTCCCACTTAACTTTGCTTCTAATATAGGAGATAGATTGGTTCTAGATGGAAATAATAATAATGAAGAAACAATTCCACTATCTGATATTGGTCATTTTCAATTTAGTGATATTATCAGAAGAGAGAAACTAATCATAAATGATGGTGTTGATAATATATTTACAATCAATGGTGGTGTTGATGTTGGAATACAAATGGAGGATGCAGGTCAACTATTATTAGAAGATGGTTTTCATCTCGTACAAGAAACCACAAAAAGAAATAGATTTGATTTGGAACAAAATGGCGCACTTGTCGTAGAACACTATGACACACAATCACAAGTAGATTTATTATTAGATGAGAATAATGATAATATTATTTTTGAAGATAATACTGAAAATTCTTTTTGGGGAAGTAGAGGCCTAAATAATATTATAAATTTTGGAATTAAATTAGAATATGGTGAGGGAGTAATTTTATTAGATAGTCATGGTGGAGACACAAGTATTGATTTAGGTGAGGGCGACCAACTACTACTTGAGGAAGACTTTACTATTCCAACATCTGTAGCTCTAGAGAGCACGAATAAAATTATTAGTAAAGGACAAATACCTACTAAAAATTTAACACTAAATAGTAATGAAATTTTAAGAGGTTATGACCCAGTGGTAAGGTCTGCAGATATTAATGTCAGGAGCACTGGTGAGTTAGTATTAGAGGATGCAACTGACACAACAAATACTAACACAAATTATCTATTAGAGGAAACGAATGGAGATAATTTAGATTTAGAGGGTGCAACTGGATTAACTATATCATAAGTTGTATAAATAAAGAAAAGGTGTAAAAATGTCGGCAATAATTACAGAAAAATTTAGACAGCATAATGCAAACCAATTTTCAGAGTCTTTTACAGAAACTGCAAAAAACTTGTATTATTTGTTTTTAGGAAAAGCAACTGCTTTTACTTCAGCTACTACAGGTGGTTCAGATAGTTCTCCACCTACCCCTGGCGATAATCCAGTTGATGAGTCTAGAGCTTGGGACTCAATGTTAGCTGCTAAGAATATTACAAGTAGTGATATTTCTTTTGCAATCCCTCGTAGAAACTGGTCAAATGGTTCTACCTTTGATATGTATGAACATAATATTACTGCATCAAATCAAACAACATCTAGTGCATCAAATCTTTATGATTCAACTTTTTATTTTGTAACTTCAGATTTTAATGTCTATAAAGTTCTTGACAATAATGGTGGTACTGCATATAGTGGGGCAGAGCCGACATCTACCTCAACATCACCTTTTGCACTTGGTGGATATGTTTTAAAATATATGTACACTATAACTCAATCAGAAATTTCAAAGTTTGTTACTACAGATTTTGTTCCAGTATCAACTGACAGTACTGTTTCAGCTGCAGCAACAGATGGAAAGATTGAATCATTTATAGTAACTGCTGGTTCTGGTTATACCAACGGAACTTACTTTACAGCTGTTCATGGAGATGGAACTTCTGCAGGAACATCCTCTGGTGCAATTATAAGAATAACAGTTGCTAATAATGCCATAGCCTCTTTTGGTTTGGTGGCAGGAACAGATACAACAGTTCATGCTGGTGGAGCAAACTACACATTTGGGTTTGTGAATTTAGGAAATGATTTTATTTTTAGTGATGCAAGTCTGTCCTCTTCATCATCTTTAGGAAGTGGAACTGGAGGAGCTATTGATGTCATAATTAGTCCAGTTGGCGGTCACGGAAGTAATGCAGTAACAGAACTCGGCGGTCATTATGTAATGGCAGCCACAACTATTACACAAGCTGAAGATGATAATTTTTCAACTGCAAATGATTTTAGAACAGTAGGTATAGTTGTTGACCCTACAAATTTTGGTACATCTACTGTTGCAACTGCATCAACAGCTAGACAAACTTATGTTGTAAAGTTTGCTTCTTCAAGTGGTACGTTTCAAGCAGATGAAGTTATTACACAGGCATCAACTGGTGCAGTCGGTAAAGTTGTAGAGTTTGATTCAACACTAAGCTTACTTTACTACCAACAAGAAAGTTTCAAAGGTTTTGGAACAAATGCAACATCTGGAAACTATGTTGCTTTTAGTGGAGCAAATCTCATAACTGGTGGAACTTCTAGTGCAACTGGAACTCCATCAACAGATACTGAGTCTGTAACTCTAGCAAATAGTACAACACTATCTCTAACTACTGGTTATGCAAATCCAGAACTAGAACCAGACAGTGGAGATATTATTTATCTAGAAAATAGAAAACCCATTCAAAGAGCTTCTGACCAAACAGAAGACATTAAAGTTATAATTGAGTTTTAAATATGGCACAACTTACAAATCTAAATGTATCACCTTACTATGATGATTTTGACAAAACTGATGATTTTCATAGAGTTTTATTTCGCCCCGGCTTTGCTATACAGGCTAGAGAACTAACAACTTTACAATCTATTTTACAAAACCAGATAGAACAGCATGGTTCACATATGTTCAAAGATGGAACTGTAGTCATCCCTGGCCAAGCATCTTATTCTTCAGATTACTATTCTCTTGCACTTGAGTCAACATTTGGTGGTGAGGATGTAAATGTAAGTCAATTTTTTAACGCAACAAATCCAGTATTATTAACTGGTGTAACTTCTGGTGTTAAAGCACAGGTTGTAGGATTTGCAGCTGGAACTACAACAACACAACCATTCCTATATGTTCAGTATGTACAAACTGGAGATGATAAAGTATCAGACAGATTTTTAGATAGTGAAAATATTTCAGCTGATGTTACAATAACTCACACGACCTCTTATGCAGCTGCTGTCGCATCCGCCACTACCTTTTCTTCTAGTGCAGCTGGTGTTGGTTCTGCAGTCACAGTTGAAGAGGGAGTATATTTTATTCGTGGTCAGTTTGTAAGAAATTCAAAACAAACTGTGGTATTAAGTAATACATCTAATACAACGAGTAAAAGAGTTGGATTTCAAATTACAGAAACTTTAGTAACTCCAGAAAATGATGCAACTCTCACCGACAATGCAACTGGTTCAAATAATTTTGCTGCCAAGGGTGCACATAGATTAAAAATATCATTAACACTAGTCGCCAAAGATATAGACTCAACTGCAGATACAGACTTTGTTGAATTAATTAGAACAAACTCTGGTAGAGTGACAATAGAAAATAGAACAACCGACCATGCTATTCTTGGAGAGACTTTAGCACGAAGAACTTTTGATGAGTCTGGAGACTACACTGTTAGACCCTTTCAATATGAAGTTAGAGAACATTTAGACAATGATGTAAGAGGAGAAAGTTTTACTGGTGTGTATGGAAGTGGTGCAACTACTGATGATGGGGGAACTGCATCAGAGGCTAAACTAGCAATAGCCGTTACCCCTGGCAAAGCTTTTGTAAGAGGTTATGAAGTTGAAAAGATTGCAACTACATTTAAGGATTTAAATAAAGCAAGAAGTTTTGACACTATCAATGCAGGTATTACTACATTTGAAATGGGTAACTTTGCCTTTGTGACAAATGTTCATAATATGCCAGACATCTCAAATATAACTGGTGAAACTACACCTTATAAAGAAGTAAAATTATTTACAGACTTTACTACAACCAGAGGTTCATCTTCTGGTTATCAGATTGGTGTTGCAAGAGCAAGAGCTATGGAGTTCTTCTCTGGAACACAAGGTTCAACTGATGCCCAATACAAGTTATTTTTATTTGATGTAAGAATGTTTACATTTATTACTTTAAGTGGAGCTCCAGACCCTACACTTATTGTAAATCATTCTTCTGGTGTTCAAATTAAAGGTGTAACCTCTGGTGCAACTGGATTTATGCATTCCAGTAGTTATACAAATGTTGGAAGTGATGCTAATCAATTTCGTTTTCCATTAACAAATGTTGTGGGAAGTTTTGTAAAAGGAGAAAAGATTATTGCTTCAGATAGTACTGATACTGGTAAAATAGTTGAGGGAAAATTAACGGCTGGTGGTAGTCAAGTTGATTTAACTATTGCCGATACTGAAAGAGGCGGAGAAGCAATCGTATCACACAGATTTGAAGAAGCAAGACAAGTTTTTGGAGAACTAGGAACTACAGATTTTACCGCTGATTTAGTTATGGCACTTATTGATGATGATGGTAAAATGATACTTGATGGTACAGATGAAAATGCTATTGATGAAAATAGTAAACTTACTGATACTGATGGTTCTTCAAACGTAGGACTAGAACCGATTAGAGTTGCAAGACTTATTGAACCAGAAAAAAATGTTTCAATATTTAAGATGCCAAAAAGACCAGTTAAGACACACTTGACTGCAACAAACTCTGGTGCAAGTGATACACAATTTACAGTTCGTAGACAGTTCGTAGGAACAACAAATTCATCTGGTGCAGTAACATTTACAGCAGGAACAAATGAAACCTTTGGTGCATTTGCCACCACAGATTACATGATGAGTATTATATCAGCTGGTGGTGGCACTGGTTCAGCTGGAGATGTGGTATTACTCAACAATTCTAAAATAACTGGGGAGGGTGGCTCTTCAATCACTATAACAGACAATTCAATACTTGGTGCAGATGCCAAAGTAAAAGTCATTGCAACAATTACAAGAACAAGTGTACAACCAAAAATTAAAACTACAAATTTATCCAAACAGTTAAAAGTTGTAGCAGAAGATGCTGATGGTGCTTTTGGAATACGAGCAACAGATGACCAGATATCTCTTGGTCGTGCAGACGTATTTAAACTTCAAGCTGTGTTTGATTCACAATCAACAAGTTCTGATGCCACTGCACCAGAATTAACAATCTCAACAATAGTTGGAACTTTCCAAAGAGGAGAGAGAATAACTGGTTCATCTACAAATGCAAGAGCAAGAATTATTGATACCTCAAGTCCCATGTCATATGTATTAGAAGACGGATTTGGTTCAACTGATTTCTCAACTGCAGATACAATTACTGGTGCAAACTCTGGTGCAACAGCCACTGTAACTGCAGTAACAGCAGGTAGTGAGATTATAACATCAAGATTTACTTTAGATACTGGACAAAGAGATAACTTTTATGACATTGCAAGACTTGTTAGAAAGCCAGGAGCTGCGAAACCACTAGGAAGATTACTCGTTGTTTATGATTATTTTTCACATGGTGCTGGAGATGCATTCACAGTAGACTCTTATACATCTGTGGCTGGTCAGATGCAGTATGATGACATACCAAAATATTCTGCAACTAGAACTGACCCAGACGGAGCCGAGCCAGCTGGTGAATTTCAGTTAAGGAACTGTTATGACTTTAGACCAACTTGTGAAGATGCATCTGGTACATCAACCACAGTTTCAACAGTAGACCAACTTTCTGCAACAGACTCTACGTTTAATTTTGAACTTAGACAATTTGATGGAATAGGTGCAGTAACTGTTGATATGCCAAAACCAGCCTCAAATATACAATCTGATTTTGAATTTTTTCTTCCATATAGAGCTTCATTATTTTTAACAAATGTGGGTGATTTTAAAGTTTTAGAGGGAGTTGCTGCAGAAGACCCAGTTGAACCAAAAGATTTAGATAACTCACTAAAACTAGCTAGTTTATTTGTTCCCGCTTTCACTTTCTCTCCAAAAGATGTTGCAGTGGTCAGGTATAAAACTCAAAGATTTACCATGAGAGATATTGGTAGAATAAAAGATAGACTTGAAACTGTAGAGGCAATGACTGCACTTTCTCTATTAGAAAGAGATGCAGAGTCTTTTGAGATACAAGATGCAAATGGACTTAATCGTTTTAAGTCTGGATTTATTGTAGACAACTTTGCTGGACATAGAGTTGGTGACACTGTTAATGCAGACTATGAAATAGCAGTAGACCCAGAGAATAATGAATTAAGACCAAAATGTGTTTTAAGACAAACTGAATTAGAGGTTGGTACAACTTTTACTGCAGTAAGTGGTGAACCTGTAAAAACTGCTAGTACAAATGGACTTGCAAAAACTGGTGATATAATTACATTAGATTATACACATACAACTCTTGCATCACAACCATATGCAACAAGAATTGAAAATGTCCAACCATTTATCACTGCACAATGGGTGGGTCAAATTGTTTTAAGTCCAGCTAGTGATAACTGGTTTGAAACAGAATTTGCACCAGACTTGATTATTAATGTCGAGGGTAATTTTGATGCAGTATTGAGAGCAAACCAAAATGCATTAGGTACGATTTGGAACTCATGGGAAACTCAATGGAGTGGTGTTGTTTCAACAAGAGTTTCTGGCACATTTAATAGAAACTTTCGGAATGAGGGTGATAGAACTACTTTTGATGTAGTACAAAGAACCGTGCAAACCAGTAGAACGGATTTGCGTAGAACAGGTTTACATACAGAGGTTGTAGAAAATGTGGTTGAAGAGTCACAAGGTAACAGAGTCATATCTAGAGCCATGATACCTTTCATAAGACCAAGAGCAGTTGGTTTTGTGGGAGTAGGATTTTTACCTAACACTAGACTTTATCCTTTCTTTGATGGTAGAGATGTGAGCTCTTTTGTAACACCAGCATCTGGAACTTATACAACTGATACCACAATTGTTGCTGGTAGTCCTTTGATTACAAATTCTGCAGGAAAAATTGAGGGAACTTTTAATATACCTGATTATAAGTTTAGAGGTCAAAGAAATATTCCTAGATTTAGAACTGGTGAGGTAGAGTTTAGGCTTACCTCTAGTTCAATAAATATTAGAGCAGGAGTGGCAAATCAAAAATCAGATGCATCTACAGCTGGTCAAACTACTTATCAAGCTCAAGGTATTTTAGAAACAGAACAAGAAACTATTATTGCAACAAGAAATGCAATTGTTGTACAAACAAATATGTCACAAACAACGTCAAGAACTTCTTCAACTACAAGAGATAGAGTTATTCGTCGCGACTTTTTTGACAATCCCCAGCAAGGAGATGATGGCAATACTGACCCATTAGCACAAACATTTATTTCAGCTGACGCTAATGGTTGTTTTTTGACAAAGATTGATTTATTCTTCCAAGCAAAAGATAATAATTTACCAGCATGGGTAGAGATAAGAAATGTAATTAATGGTTATCCTGGCCCTAAGATTTTACCTTTTGGTAGAAAACTATTAGATTCCTCTGAAATTAATCTTTCAGATAATGGTACGACAGCAACAACATTTCATTTTGACTCACCAGTTTATATACAAGGTGGTATAGAATATTGTGTAGTTGTAAGAACAAACAGTTTAAATTATAGACTTTGGATTGCTCAGATGAATGAACTTGATGTGAGTGGAACAAATAGAGTAGTGTCAAAACAACCACATCTAGGTGTATTATTTAAATCACAAAATAATAAAACTTGGAATGCAGTTCAATCACAAGACATGAAGTTTACTTTATATAAGGCATCATTCTCAACCACTTCAGCAACTCTAGCATTACAAAATAGTTTTGTTGGTGACGAGGTAATTGCAGAGAATGGAACTACAGAGGTTTATGGTCGTAGGTTACAACCAAATCCACTTAAATTAACTAATAGTTCAACAACTGTAAAAGTTACTCATGTTGACCACGGCATGTATAGTACATCAAATAATGTTACGATAACTGGAGTTACCTCTGGTATAACAACCACACTAAACGGGCCCATCACAGCAACTGCAAATACTTTGACACTTACGTCTAGTACAAATTTTGAAGCAAGTAATGATTCATCTTTGTGTTATGTAAAGATTGGTAATGAGGTTTTAAAAGGAACTCTAGATAGTTCTGCTAAAACTATTAGTAGTTTAACTAGGGGAACTGACACTGGTTACGGTGCTGCAGTTGGTCATGCAAATGGTGCGACAGTAGAATTATTCCAATTATTTAAAACACCATTATCTGAAATTAATAAAACTCATACAGCAATTGGAAACATTGGAATCGACTCTTATACAATTACAATTTCAACTGCACCAACTGTGAGTGGTAGTTCTACAGAAGTTGATGCTGGTGGTATTAGTATCACTGCAACAGAAAATTATAGATTTGAAGAAATAAAAACAAATCTATCTACATTAGAATTACCTAATACGACAATAACTGGTGAACTTAAAAAGACTACAGCAACAAGTCCTAGTGGTTCAGAAACCTCCTTTGTAACAGATACATCTTTTAGTTCAGTTCCTTTAGGAGAAAATTTTAAATTTACCACAACATCTATGGTTGCTTCTAATATAAACGAAACAAATGAATTAGCTAGTACAAAATCATTTCAACTAAATTTACCAATGACAACCACAGATACAAATGTATCACCTATTGTTGATACTGATAGATTGTCTGCAATATTAATTGCAAATAGAATTAATAATATTGATAGTAGTTCTGACGTTTTTCCAACAACAGATTTTAATCCAAGTACAGACCCATTTGGAGATGATAATGTTGCAATCTATATAACTAAGAAGATTGCTCTTGAAAACCCTGCAACTTCAATAAGGTGTTTCTTTGCTGGACATAAAAAAACAACTGCAGATATTAAAGTTCTATTTAAGATTTTAAGGTCAGACCAATCTGATGACTTTGATGATATAGGTTATACATTTTTTAACACCACAGGAATACCAGATAATACTGTACCAGCATCTTTGGACATACAAGATTTTCAAGAGTATAGTTATACAGCTGGTGTAACTGATGACGATATCGGTGACCCACTTCCAGAGTTTTCTCAATTTGCAATCAAGATTGTAATGCAGGCAACGGATGCGGCTAACCCACCAAGAGTTAAAGATTTAAGAGTATTAGCATTGGCGACATAATGACAGAGTATTTAAAAGTAGAAGGGCATCAAGATTTAGCACGAGACACAAACTCTGGTGCCATCATAAATCGTAATCGAAGTGCTTATGAGATGGCAAAGAAAAGAGCTGCAGAAGCACAAAAACAAAGAGATGAAATTCGTAGTGCAACGAGAGAGATAAATACTTTGAAGTGTGAAATGCACGAAATTAAAGATATGTTAAAAATTTTATTGGATAGAAAATAATGTCAATATCATCTTCAGAAGTTACAACCTCAGCAACTCTAGAACAGTTTAGAGTTGAATTTAATAATTTAGTTTCAGACGTAAAAGGTTTGGAATCTGGTGCTGCTAGTTTTAGTAATATAGAAATTAAAGAAGATGGTGGTCTTACTTTTGAGGGTGCAACAAATGATAATTTTGAAACTCTTATTACAGTAACAGACCCAACTGCAGATAGAACAATATCTTTTCCAGATGCATCTGGAACTGTTCTTATGACAGGTACAACTATTGATGGGGGTAACTTATCATTTGGTGATAGTTCAAGTAGTTCTGATGCTCGTATGCAGTTTGGTGCTAGTCAAGATATGCAGTTATACCATGATGGTAGTAACTCATTTATTGATAATAATGTTGGTGCATTAAGAATAGCAACAGCAACATCTGGTATCGCAGTTACAATTGGACACACAACTTCTGAAACTACAATAGCAGATAACTTAACTGTAACTGGAACATCAAACTTAGTGGGAACACTATCATTAAATGGTACAGCAATTACAAAGACTGCAGCTCAAATTAACTCATCAGCAACAACTGGGTTGGCAGTTGCAGTGGCAGTTGCATTATAAATAAGACAAAGGAAGAAAAATGGCACAAGATTTTGAACGAAATATTGCAAGGAATGTAGGAACATCTGCATCAACGATTTTTACTGCAGATAGTGATGATGCCGTAGTAGGAATTAATGTAGCTAATGTAACCACATCACAAATTAAAGTGAGTGTATTTGTAACAGTTAGCACTAATGACCATTTCCTAGTAAAAGACGCACCAATACCAGCTTCATCATCATTACAAATATTAGATGGTGGTGCAAAATTCGTTCTTCAAAGTGGAGATGCACTAAAGGTTCAATCAGATACAGCTAGTTCATGTGATGTTTGGTTATCAAGAGTTGATACAATTAGTGAATAGGAGTAATTAATGCCTTACATAGGAACAAGTTTATCTACTAATTTTGCATCAACACTAAGAGATGAATTTACTGGTGATGGTAGTAATACTAATTTTACTTTATCAAGAAACGCACATCACGAAAATGACTTAGAAGTATTCGTAGGAAACGTAAGACAACAGCCAGGAGATGCATATACTGTTTCTGGAACTACATTAGCATTTACTGGAACTCCTGCTAATGGAGAGGTAATATATGTTGTTCATCAAGCTGGTGCATTGCAAACAGTTAAAGGTGATACAGACCATGGCGCAAGAGATTTTAATATCACTGGTGATGCAAACAAAATAACTTTTGGTGATGATTCAGAAATCACTATGACCCATGTTGCAGATAGTGGTCTTGCATTAAAGAATACAAATACTGGTGATGATAAACCATTTACTTTAGTTTTACAAACTGGTGAAACAGATATTGCAGCCAACGATAAATTAGGAGTGATTAACTTCCAAGCACCAGATGAAGGCACAGGTACAGATGCTATCTTAGTTGCTGCTGGTATCGAGGCAGTATCAGAGGGAGATTTTAGTTCTTCAAGTAATGCAACAAAATTAAGTTTTAAGACAGCTTCATCTGCAGCTGCAGCCGAAACCATGTCCTTGAGTTCTGGTGGAAACTTAACTGTTTCTGGTAACGTAAGTGTCGGTGGTGATTTAGATGTAACTGGTAGTTTTGATATGAGTGATGCAAACATCACAAATGTTGGAAGTATCGCATTAGACTCAATATCTGGAGATACAGACTCAAACACAAGTATCACATTCTCTGGTTCAGATGTTATAACTTTTGCAACTGGTGGTTCTACATCATTTACTGCAAATGCAAATCAAACTGTGACATTTAGTGCAGCTGTTTCTGGAACATCAGCTGATTTTGATGGTGGTGTAACAATTGACAATATTACGATTGATGGAACAGAGATTGATTTATCTTCTGGTGACCTAACAATAGATGTTGCTGGAGATATCATATTAGATGCAGATGGTGGAGAAGTTTTTTTCCTTGATGCCGGAGTTGCAATAGGTCATGTTAGTATGGATAGTAGTAATCTTACTATCAAATCACTTGTGTCTGATAAAGATATGATTTTTCAAGGAAATGATGGCGGTTCTGGAATCACAGCATTAACTCTTGATATGTCTGCTTCTGGTGCAGCAATATTTAACTCTAGTGTTACTTTAGGTGGTGGTCTTATAATCCCTGATGGTGGTGATATCGGTTCTGCCTCTGACTTAAACGCAATGCAAATATCTTCTAGTGGTGTGATATCTATTACTTCAACGACTGCTAATACGAATGCGTCTGATGGTGCATTGACAGTTGCTGGTGGTGTTGGTATTGCAGCTGACTTGTCTGTGGGTGATGATTTAAGACTTATTTCAGATGGTGCAATATTAAATTTTGGTGCAGATAGTGATATTACATTAACTCATAACGCAGATACTGGTTTAACTTTAAATGGAAAATTAGTTGCAACTGAGTTAGATATTTCTGGTGATATTGATGTAGATGGAACAACTAATCTTGATGTCGTGGACATTGATGGTGCTGTAGACATGGCATCTACTCTTGGTGTTGGGGGTGTTCTTACTGCAAATGCTGGGGTTGTTGTAGATAATATTACCATTGATGGAACAGAGATTGATTTATCTAGTGGTGATTTAACATTAGATGTAGCAGGAGATATTATCCTTGATGCAGATGGTGGTGATGTAAAATTATCTGATGGTGGAACTGTTTTTGGAGAGCTAACAAATTCTTCAAGCTATCTTGTAATCAAAAATCCTATTCAAGACCAAGATATTGAAATTAAAGGTAATGATGGTGGTTCTGAAGTTACTGCTGTAAGATTTGATATGTCTGCTGGTGGTGCTGTAACAATTGACCCAAATAATGTTTTGTCTACTGCTTCAGGTGCTAATGCTAAATTAAATGTTGGTAGTCTAAGTGGTACAGCAGGTGCATTAAATGTTAATGTTGTTGGCACTGATGGAGGTGGTGCTTATAGACTTTGTAATTTTACTGATGGAACACAGACAAACTTTATTATTAAAACAGATAATACTGGTTCTGATAACCTATGCATTGCCGGGCCAGAAACTACTACTGATTACGTTCTTGCAACAGCAGGTACAGAGCGTATAAGAATAAAAAGTGGTGGTAATGTTCTTTTTGGAACAACTAACCAAAGTCCTGCTGAGGGAACAGGCACAGGTGCAAGAATAGGAACTGCTGGAAAAGTACAATTAAGTTCTACTGGTGACACAACTTTAATTCTAAACAGAGTACAAGATGGTAGAGTTCAAGCATTTCATTCAGCAGGTACGTTAGAGGGTGAAATAGGTATAAGTGGTAGCACAACAACCTATGGTGCATTTACTGGAACGCACTGGAGTAGATTAACTGACAATTCTAAACCTACAATACTTAAAGGCACAGTATTAGAAAGTATTGATGAGATGTGTGATTGGTATCAAGCAAAGTTTACTGTAGCTGCAACAACGAGATATGATGATATAAAAGATGAATTTGTTGAAGATTTACCAGAATATGTACACTACGACTCTATTGCATTACCAGATGGTAAAAAAGTAGGAGATACGATAACTCACACATATAATGATATAACTTATAATGATGCAGTTATTGTTAAAGAAGAAGATATGAAACATCCAAAATGTAAAATATCAGATACAGCAGATAGTAAGAGTGTTTATGGTGTTTTCTGTGCTTGGGATGCTGATGATGATAATGTGAATGATATGAAAGTTGCATCTCTAGGAACTTATGTTATTAGAATACATAAAGATGAAACAGTTTCCAAAGGAGATTTACTTGTATCTAATGGTGATGGAACTGCAAAAGTACAAGATGACGATATTATTAGAACTAAAAGTATAGGTAAAGTAATAGCAAATGTAAAACAAGAAACGTATGATGATGGTAGTTATACTGTTCCTTGTGCATTGTATTGTGGATAAGTAGGGAGTTATAATATGCCATATATTGGAAAAACCACAGATGGATTTGGAATAAGAGAAAGATTTACTTATCTTGCATCAGCTGGTGCAACATCAATTAGTGGTGCAGATGCAAATGGTAAAACTCTTTTATATGAAGACCCAGAATACGTTGACGTTTTTCTGAATGGTATTCGTCTAAAAAAAGGAACTGACTACAATACAAGTACGGCAAACACAATTGCTGGTCTTGCTGCTTTAGCTTTAAATGATGAAATAGAGGTAATAGTCCAAGATGTATTCACTTTAGCAGACATGGTGAGTGCAAATACTGGTGGTGATTTTCGTGGTAGTATTGCAATTCAAAAAGATAGTGGAGTATTGTCATTTGGTGCAGATAAAGAAATTACTGTAACTCACTCAGCTGATACTGGACTTGTTTTTAAAAATACAAATACTGGTGATGACAAACCATTCACTCTAACTTTGCAAACTGGTGAAACGGATATTGCAGCTAGTGATAAACTAGGTGTCATAAATTTTCAGGCACCAGATGAGGGAACTGGTACTGATGCTATTCTCGTTGCAGCTGGTATTGAGGCTGTATCGGAGGGTGACTTTAGTTCCTCTAATAATGCAACAAAACTAAGTTTCAAAACTGCTGCTTCAGGTGCAGCTGCAGAAACCATGTCTTTAAGTTCTGGTGGAAACCTAGCTGTTTCTGGAACTTATACTGGTGGTGGATTAATGATTACTGGCGGAAATATCATTATACCTGATGATGGCACTATTGGTTCTGCATCAGACCAAAATGCAGTTGCTATATCTGCAGCTGGTGTTGTAACAATATCTACAAATACAGATTCAACAAGTTCAACCTCTGGTGCGTTGATAGCACACTCTGCTGGTTTTGCAGATGATGTTTTTATTGGAGATACACTTAATATTGCTGGTAGTGATGGTGTCGATATTTCTCAAGGTGCAATATCTATTAAAAATGGTGGTACACAATCTTATGTAAGATTTTATTGTGAATCTTCTAATGCTCATTATGCACAATTACAGGCACCTGCTCACGCTGATTTTTCTGGTAACATAACATTAACGCTTCCTGCTGTTACAGACACAGTAGCTGGAATTGCTGCCACACAGACATTAACTAATAAAACTTTAACCTCACCTAAGATAAACGAAAATGTGGCAGTTACTTCAACTGCTACAGAGTTAAACTTATTAGATGGTGTTACGGCCACGACTGCAGAAATAAACTTTCTTGATGGTGGGTCAACAATAGGAACAACTGCTATTGCAGATGGTGATGGTATTATTCATAATGATGGTGGTACTATGAAAGTTACAAGTGCTGCTACATTTAAAACATATTTTCAAGCTGGATTATCAAATGCAGCCGATGATATATCAGCTGGTGATGCTGCAGTAAATATAACTACATCATCTGGAAATATTACAATAGATGCAGCTGCAAATGACTCTGATATCATATTCAAAGGAACAGATAATACTGCTGACATTACTATGCTTACTCTTGATGGAAGTGAAGCTGGTGCAGCAAGTTTCAACGGAACTGTAACTGCTAATGCAGGAATCATAGTGGACAACATAACTATTGATGGAACAGAAATTGATTTATCTAGTGGCGATTTTACACTTGATGTAGCAGGAAATATCTTTTTAGATGCAGATGGTGGAGATATAAGACTTGTTGATGGTGGAACACAATTTGGTCTACTTCAAAATAATAGTAGTGATTTTGTAATTCAAAGTAGTGTTTCAGATAAAGACATACTTCTAAAAGGTAATGATGACAGTTCTGGAATAACTGCTCTTACTCTTGATATGTCAGAAGCTGGTAAAGCATTATTTAACGCTGGTGCGACTTTTGCATCACAAGTTTCCATAACTACTGCTGATAACTCTCCACAATTAGTATTAACGTCTACTGATGCAGATGCAAATAGAGGCCCTATATTAACTCTTACTAGAAGTTCAGGAAGTCCAGCCGATAATGATATAGCAGGAACAATAAAATTTAATGCAAAAAATGATGCTGCTGAAGATATAGAATTATTTGAAATCAACACAACTATAACAGATGCTTCTGATGGTACTGAAGATGCTAAAATGACTATTAATGGTATTATTGGGGGTGCATCAACTAATAGACTTAATTTAACTAATACTGAGACAGTTTTTAATGATGATGGTGTAGATTTAGATTTTCGTGTTGAGTCTGATACTAATGCTAATGCTTTTTTTATGGAAGCTAGTACTGGTCGTATTGGCATGGGTACAAATGCTATGGGTGATTATCATGCAAATAGAGATGACTTAGTTATTGCAACAAGTGGAAGCACTGGTATTACTCTTGTAGCAGGTGGTTCTGGACACCAATCTGCAATCGCATTTGCAGATGGCAGTGGTGATAGCGAGGAAGATGCAGGACTTCTCATGTATAATCATAATGGTAATATAATGTCCTTTAATGTTGGTGATTCACAAGTGGCACAATTTAGTTCTGTTAATATGGGTATTTTTTCAACAGACCAAACTGCTAGATTAAATGTTGAATCAAATTTTTCATCATATACTGGTTTACAAATAAAGAATAATAATAGTGGTAATAGTGGTACTTTTGCTGTTTTCGTAAATTCAGCAGGAGGTGCAGCAGGTTCAATTAGTCAAACTGGTGCAGGAACTGTTGCATTTAATGCTAGTTCTGATTATAGATTAAAAGAAAATGTATCTTATGATTTTGATGCCACAACACGATTAAAACAATTAAAACCTTGTAGATTTAATTTCATTGAAGATGGTAAAGATACTGCACAAGATGGTTTTTTGGCACATGAAGTTTCAGATATTGTTCCCATAGCAATCACTGGTGATAAAGATGCTACTGAAGAAATAGGAACAATAAAAGATGCAGATGGAAATATTGTAGATAGTGATGTTACAGAATTGCAATTTACAGAAAGAAAGCAAGATAATATATATACGTCTGATTATACTTGGACAAAAACAAGCACTAGAGAAGTTTATCAGCAGATAGACCAAAGCAAACTAGTGCCTTTACTTGTAAAAACTATTCAAGAATTAGAAGCAAGAATTAAAACATTAGAAGATGCTTAATGAAACAGATTATAAATAGACATGACAATATATTTAACCTTGAGGAGAAAACAAAATGTCAGAAGTGATTAATATTAATGGTACAAAATATACAGAAGAAGATTTTAATCAAGAACAAAGTTATTTTATCAAACAAATTCGTTCTTTGAAAGCACAAATTGCAGGTAAGAAGTTTGAGTTAGACCAACTTCAAGTTGCAGAAACAGCATTTACAAATGCGTTTATGACTTCTATGAAGGCATCAGAAGATGCACAAAAAGAAGAAGCTGAAAAGAAAGAAGATGTTGAGGTAAACGCTGAAGCAAAATAAAGGTAGTCGAGTATGGCACTAAGTAGAATTACAGAAGCAGTTGCAAGTTTTACAGACTTGACAATTGGAGATGACTTAACTTTAACTGATGATTTTTTAATGGCATCTGATGCCAGTATCATTAAGTTTGGTGCTGATGCTGACGTAACCCTAACTCATGTACATAATACTGGATTACTCTTAAATAGTACAAGTGTAATCCAGTTTAATGATTCAAGTCAAAACATTGGTGCACCTAATGCAACCACATTAGATATCAATGCAACTGACGAAATAGAACTCAATGCAACCCTTGTTGATATTAATGCAAATCTAGATGTTTCTGGTACATATACTGGAGCTGGTCTTATGACTACTGGTGGAAATATTGTAATACCAGATGCAGGTAATATTGGTTCTGCAAGTGATACTGACGCTATTGCAATATCAAGTGGTGGTGTTGTAACCTTTTCACAAAATCCAGTATTTCCAGATGGTGGTATTTCAATTGCAGACCTAGACATTGATGGTGCATCAGATATCGGTGAAGCTATTGTTGATGCGGACTTATTTATCATAGATAATGGAGCTGGTGGTACAAATAGAAAAGTAGCAGCTTCAAGAATTAAAACTTACATAGGTGCATCTACTGCTGCAGATGATTTAACAGCAGGTGATGCAGCTGTAAATTTAACAACAACCTCTGGTAACATCACAATTGATGCTGCAGCAAACGATTCTGATATTATATTTAAAGGTACAGATAATAGTTCTGATATTACAATGTTAACACTTGATGGTTCAGAGGCAGGTGCAGCCACATTTAATAGTAAAATTATTGCAACCGAATTAGATATCTCTGGTGATATAGATGTAGACGGCACAACTAATTTAGACACTACAAATGTTGTGGGTGCATTCACAGTTACTGGTGATGTAACTTTAAATGATGGCTCTCCAAATCTTAGACTAAACGATACTGACACAAGTAGATTCATAGATATTTTATATGGCACTAGAGTTGCAACATTTAGAAATACTATGGCTAGTGGTGAAGATATGGACACTGTTGAGCCTAGTATAGTATTTTCATTTCAAGATGATGGTGAAACAAGAACTGCTTTAACCATAGACCATGATGCTAGAGTATTATTTAATGGTGAAATAATTACATCTACAAGTGGTACAGCAAACTTTAGAGCAGGTGACAACGCAGGAGATGCCATAGCAAGTGGTGCTATTAGAAATGTTGTAGTTGGAGATGAAGCAGGAACAGCTATAACTACAGGAACAAGAAATGTTGCAGTTGGATATCAAGCACTAGCAACAGAAGATACTGGAAGTAGGTCTGTAGCTATTGGTCATCAAGCATTAACTACTCAAAATGGAGGCACTAATGATATTTATAATATAGGTGTCGGACATAATGCAGGGGGTGCATTAACAACTGGAGTACAAAACACATTTATTGGTGGCCTAGCTGGAGATGCTCAGACAGTTGCAGATAACAATACAGCAGTTGGATTTGAAGCATTAACCACAAATACGAATGGTAGTGGAAGTGTTGCTATAGGTTTTAGGGCATTGAAAACACAAAACTATAGTAGTGCCACAGATTCTTTAAATGTTGCAGTAGGGAACGCTGCAATGCAATTAAGCACTACTGGTGTAAGAAATGTGGCACTTGGTACATTTAATTTATCTGCAAACACTACTGGTAGCAGAAATACAGCAGTAGGCTATGGTGTGATGCAAACCTGCACTGAGGGAGAATATAATACTGCCATTGGACATAACGCTTTAAATAGTTTAACTACAGCCACTTACAATACTGCTATAGGCCCAAGAAACTCTGGTGATTTAATAACCACTGGTTCTCAAAACACAATTGTAGGTGATTATAATGGTAATCAATCTGGTTTAGATATAAGAACATTAAGCAATAGAATTATATTATCAGATGGTGATGGTACTGTAAGGAATTATGTTAATAATCTTGGATTTACTGCCATTTCAAATACTCTTAGTTCATCAACTAGGTTTAATAGTGGTTCACAATCTGCTCATGTTGTTCATAATAGTACTGGAGATATAACTCAATTTATAGAAAATAGCCATGGTTCAAATCCTTATGGTCTATATATTCATTTCTCAGGAGCAACTCCAGACAACAATAGTGAATATTTTTTACTGTGTGCTGACAGTACCGCTAACAGAGCTATAATTAGAAGTAATGGAAATCTTCAGAATGCTAACAATTCTTATGGTGCTATTTCTGATGAAAAACTTAAAGAACAAATCAAAGATTCTTCTTCACAATGGGATGATATTAAAGCCTTACAAGTTCGTAAATTTAAAATGAAAGAAGATGTTGCAAAAGGCGATAGTGATGAACATTGGAAATTAGGAGTTGTTGCTCAAGAGTTAGAAACAGCAGGAATGGGTGGTTTAGTTGACGAGAGTCCAGACCTTGATGAAAATAATAAGGACTTAGGAACAAAAACTAAATCAGTTAAATATTCAATACTCTACATGAAAGCAGTCAAAGCATTACAAGAAGCAATGACAAGAATAGAAACATTAGAAACCAAAGTAAAAGTACTAGAGGGTTAAACAATGGCAGAAGAGAGAACAACAGATGTAATCACACAAGCACATAAGGCTTGTTTAGATGGAGCAGATACAATCAATGTTATAATTGCTACCCATGCAAAAGGCAGTGATGCAACAGATACAGACTTTGGATACGACCTAACACATGACGAGAAGAAAGAAAAAGTTGCTCGTAGTGTTGGCTATCTTAAATATCAAAAAGAAAATTATGATGATTGGGATAAATTAGATTTTACAGTTATAGACAAAGCCATAGTAGACGCAGATAACTTTACTGGGGATTAAAAGGAATAAAAAATGAGTAGAGCACGAGATAGAGCAGACGGAGATTTTGGTGATTTAGATATTTCCAATGTTGGAAGTATTTCACTAGATTCTATATCTGGTGATGGGGACTCAAACAGTTCAATTACATTCTCTGGCTCAGACGTAATTACAATAGCAACTGGTGGTAGTACAGCAGCCACATTTAATGCATCTCAAATATTAACATTAGCAGATGACCTACTGATTAAAGATGGTGGTACTATAGGTAACGCCTCAGTTGCAGATGTGATGACACTTGCAGCAACTGGTATTGTTACTTTTAAGGATGACTTGATTATCAAAGATGGTGGAACGATTGGTACTTCATCAGCTGCCACAGCAATCACAATCTCATCTGCTGGTATCGTAACCTTTGTAGATGATATTCTAATAAAAGATGGTGGAACAATTGGTTCTGCTTCAGATGCAGATGCTATCTCTATTGCATCAGATGGTAAGGTAACTTTTACACAAGATATTATTTTAAAAGATGGGGTTAATATAGGTTCTGCATCTGATACAAATGCCATAGGTATTTCTTCTGGTGGTGTAGTTTCTATTACTGCAACAACCGCCAACACAAGTGCATCTGATGGTGCATTAACTGTCGCAGGTGGTGCTGGAATTGCAGCTGACTTATCTGTCGGTGATGACCTTAGACTTATATCTGATAGTGCAGTATTATCTTTCGGTGCAGACTCAGATACAACATTAACACATACAGACGGAAGTGGATTAACTATCAACTCAACAAATAAATTAATGTTTAGAGATAGTGCACTATCTGTTAGTTCAAGTGCTGATGGACAACTCGATATTGATGCCGATACTGAAGTGGAAATAACAGCAACAACCATAGATATAAATGGTAACGTAGAAATAAGTGGTACAACAACACAAACTGGTATATCAACCTCTACTGCAAAAGACGTATTCAATGCTGGGTTGTCGGTAAAAAATGGTTCAACATCTGCGGGATTTGTAGAGTTTTTTGAAGATAGTGATAATGGAACAAACAAGTTAACCTTAATAGGCCCTGCCTCATCTGGTGATATTACTGTAACATTACCTAGTTCTGCAGGTACAGTTGCGTTAACTACTGATATTGCTGACGAGGCAACTGCACTTGCGATTGCTCTAGGTTAAAGTTATAAATAGGAAGATAAAGGATTAAAACATGGCAAACACATTTAAAGTAGTTAATTTTGCGGCTGAGCCAAACAGTGCAGGAACTCCTTATACGATATATACTGCTGCTGGTAGTACAACCACGATTGTTCTTGGTTTGATATTGACAAATATTCATACTGCACAAGTAACAGCAGAACTTGAACTTGTGAGTACAACATCAAGTCGTGGTGGTGCAAACAATGTTGCAAACGGAACATCATTTCTTGCAAAAGATGTGCCAATCCCAGTTGGCTCTAGTTTGGAATTACTTGCTGGTAACAAAGTAGTTTTGGAAACTGGTGATGTATTAAGAGTGGATTGTTCAGTTGCTGATAAACTAAGTGGAACACTAAGTATCATGGAGATAACATAATATGCCATATTTAGGTAACAACGTACCTGCTAACTTTCAAGCTCCACCTGCAGTCGTAAGATTTAATGGTGATGGTTCTGATACAACCTTTGCACTTGGAAGAACAATAGGTTCAGTACAAGAGATACTTGTAAGTGTTGATGGTGTTATCCAAGACAGTGCAGCTTATACTGTACCTGATGGTTCAACATTGACATTCTCGGCTGCACCCTCAAGTGGTACAAACAATATCTTTGTGTACTTTCTTGATTTAGCTGCAGGAACAATAACACCTACAAGTGAGTTCAAGGGTAACTTCAAGAATGGTGGTATGTTCAGAACTAATGCACAAGCCTTAGATACAAACATAACAATACTTGCCACAGAAAATGCACAAGTTACAGGAACACTTACTGTAAATAGTGGGATTACATTAACTGTAAATGATGGTGGAAGGCTGGTGGTATCGTGAGTACAATTAAAGTAGATGCCCTACAAGGCACAAGTGGTAGTGATACTGCTATAACATTAAGTGGTGCAAACGCTACAGTCGGTGGTACACTTGCAGTTACAGGTATTCATACAGTTGGTAACAATGCAGTTGCAACATCTGAGGGTGGAGCAGTTACTACTAGTATTGTGCAGGGTTTAATAAAAGCATGGGCAAGAATAGACCAAACTGGAACAGTAGCAATTGATGACAGTTTTTCTTGGTCAAGTTTAACAGATAACGGAACTGCTGATTTAACAAGCACATTCTCTATTACTATGAGTAACACAAACTATGCACCAACGGCAATGATGAATGATGGAAACTATGGCGGAGTTCAACAATGTGAGTATAGTGCTACAAATACTACTACAGCTATGAGAACTCGTACTTGTAATAATTGGCATGATGGTTCAACAACATCAGATACTAATGGTATTTATTTTCATATTGCAGGAGACCTAGCATGAGTACAGTAGTATTAGACACAATCACAGGCAAGTCCACTGCAACAACCATAACCATTGGCTCAACACCTGT